CTGAACCCGAGCCCTTTGGCGTTTACATCAAAGGGTTACGTCCATCTCGACGTCATACGATTGAGAGGGCGTGGGAAGAGGTTCTTGCTCGTGGGGTCTCCGAGACCGCCTTGTCAGGTGTTAGAACGCTGTTCATGAAACGCGAACTCTATCTCACCGATCTCTCAGGAGATAAGGATCCCCGAGGAATTTCTATGTCCGACAGTCAACAACAAGCGATAACTGGCCCATACGCCAGACCGTTGCTAGCTGGTTATAAGCAGGATGTCGCGCAATACGTTGCTGCAATTCCAAAGCTTGACCTACGCATTGCTAGCGGTTTCGATCGCAACGACTTAGGACTTTGGTTTGAAGAGGCTCTCCAAGCAGTCCCGACTCCAGTGTTTCTTGAGTCAGATGTCACCAGAATGGATTCTTCTTATTGTGAAGAAGCGCTTCGCGCTGCCCGTTCCGCTTATCCTCGCGATGACGGACTTTTCGGCAGTGTGCTTGACGGAACCTACGTTGTTAAAAGGTTCACCAAGTCTGGGTTATTCATCGACAAACCTGGAGTCCTCGATTCGGGCATCTTTGACACTACTTTGACTAATAGTAGAACGAATTGCGAACTGTATGCCAAGGCGTACCAGATCACCGTGAACGTTTTAGGTGAGTTTGTCCTTTGGGCGATCTTCCTAGGCGATGACGGGGCCTGTGTACTTGAAGCTAGAGCTGCGTCCATCTTCGAAGAGGTCTTATCAAGTGTCTTTGCATCTGCCGGGTTTTTGTTAAAGGTTAAGGTTCACCAGCGAGCTTGCCATTTTGAATTCTTGTCGGGTATCTTCTACCCAGTTTCTTTTGACCACCGAGTTAGATACTTTCATGGTCCTAAGTTAGGGAAAGTAGTACCCAAACTGTTCACGCTGAAGTTTGACAAGAATCAGCAACCCCTAGAGCCAGGCTCCCGCCTGATGCGAGAGGAGACTAAATGCCGTGCACTAAGTATGGAACGTGAGAGCAAGTACATCCCAGTCTTCAAAGAACTAATTGAACGTGTGCTGTCAATGACAAGTGACATCTGGGTCGACAGTCGAAAGATGGCGACTTACCTCATGGAGCATTTTGCTGGGTTTGATAAGCCCAGACTTGCTTCTGCTAAAGGAGTCACCTTTGATGGCGAAACACTTCAGTTTTTCTGCGAAAGATATGGCGTCTCTCCAACTGATGTGCAAGGAGTGGTGGCAGAAATCAATCGGTGTGAGCTTGACACTGAGTTCACTCACCCGTTGTGGAACGTATTCATCGAGAAGGACAATTAATCAGGCCCGTCGAGTAGTAATAACTACAACACGAGTATCAGCAAATGAACAAATCCTCCAAAGGTAAAGAAGCGAAAGCTCCCCCCCCGGCCGAAGTTGCCAACCCCGAAGAAGAGAAAAAGCCAAAGAAACGCGGAAATCGCGGCGGTGGAAAGAAAATCTACCGTCTTATCGATGCCAACTGTTCTTTTCCCAACTCCGCTTCCTTCGACCCTGATGCAGGCTCGTTTGACCCGAGATCTGCATCATTCGATCCGCTCGCCACATCTTTTCGAATGGACGTGCCCTCTTACAGCCCCATGGCCTATGCCAAGAGTCTCTTAGACCCTTGGGCCGGTGCCGCACTGCTTCCTGACTCCCAAATGGGTCCCATCGTGCTTGACACGATCAAGTGGACACCGACAGTCACAGTGCCAGCTTCCGGTGCCGGTTGTTTGATCTACTCGCCGAATCTACTTACAGTAGACCATTACGAAGAGATTTCTAGCGTTCTTGTCTTTAAGGAGACATTGCCCGCCAGCAAGATTCCCTCCAATTACTACACCCAGTACCGTGTAGTGAGCGGAGGGTTGAAGTGTACAAGCAATACAGTTTCAGCATCCTCCACCCAGGTGGAGGGAGCGCTCAATTTAGCTTGTGCTGCCCAGCTGCCTGACTACAAGAGTTTGAACTTTTCAAACCTTCCTGCCTTCGGGTGGGGGGGCTCTGACTGTTCTACTTCTGGTGGTTCGCAGCAGGGAGTTGTCGGAGTGTATGTCCCGATGGGAACGACGAACTTCAAAGTTTTCACTACATCTGGTCAGTCAGATTCCAGCGCTGCCTTGTACACCATCTCGAATGGTGACAGCGCGGTCTGGAATCTGAACCCAGGTGCTGGTCTCAACTATGTGCAGTTCACGAAAGCGAATGGTCTGGTCCCTGCGAACGCGTTGGGTGCAACTGTTATTTCAGTCGCACTCAATTACAGTGCTGGTCTTGCGTCCTCTAAGTCTGTGAACATAGAGGTTGTCCGCGAGGTCAATGCTGGTAGCGTTACGAAGGTGTACCTCGTGACCATGGAAACAGGTGTCCAAGATTCGTACACATCAATTTATGACAATGAGCCAGGAAAGATTGTCAGCGTAGCTCTGAGAGACATCTCAGGACAAGCGCTAAGATCCACTGGTTCAGATGTCACACAATTGTCGGTCCAATGGCTCGACACAAACCCGGCTTCGTTACAGCCCGCGATCGCATGCTACTATGATGGCTTCGGCGCAGGTACGAAGATTAAGGTTGATGCCGTAGCAAATTATGAAGCGATCTTGGACAGTGCCCAGGCGCAAGCCTCGTCTGGCACGGGAATGAAAATGCGCATTAGCGACCCAATGGCTCTTCACGCAGCGCAACTTGTTGCAATGCGTAGTCCTAAGGCGTTCCCAGCGAATGCCCACTCTGAACTGAAGCGCGACTTGCCACAAGCCGCCTCTTTTTTAGAGATTTTGGACCGGGTGGCCAATGGTCTGGACAAGGGTCTGGACGTATACCGTTACGCGAGACAGAACAATGGGCGCGGTTCCCTGTAATTGTACATGAGACCGCGACTGCTGAGCTGATCGTTTGTAGCGTTTATCCAATCTTTGGGAGACATTACAGCAGGTTGGGTGATGCATACATAGATATCACACTCAAAGATCTCCGCCCTCTACCTCCCGGTTATTACACCGTTTTCTCATCGTTCCCAGCGATCTATGGCACATCCTGGGTTCTTGCTGCCTTCATGGCGCATAGTGGGAAACCTGGGTTTTACACCGGTGACGTAGTTCATGGCGAGATAGTGCCAATAGCACATCCGGAGATCAAGTTGACCGCTTATAAGTGGGACACTCCTGCGGTTTTCTCCACTCTAGAAGGAACCTTCGTTATCAAACTGCTCGAGTAGTCTATTGCCCGAGCCTTGATTTTGTCCTTAAACACCCGCCTCTCTGGGTCTCACGACCTAGTTGGCTACGAATTCATGTAGCCCGGAATTGAGAGGAATGTGCCGAGTAATGG